GTTCATCATGAGCTCAGCGCGCCACAGGCGGTCCCGGAAGAACCCACGACCGGGCTCCAGGGCGTCCGTGATACTCTTGATCCCGATCTTCGGGGACTGCGTCATCCAGAACCAGAGGTTCTGCTTGAGCTCGTCCAGGGAGTCCTCGAGGCGGCGCATCTTCGACGGGCGCGCGCCACCAGCGGCCGGGGTGACGCTGATCTCCAGGTCGCCGAGCCTCTTGGATGTGCCGGCCGAGATTCCCTTCGAGGCCAGCAGGTCATCCCAGACGTCGATCGCGGACTTCGTCCTGACGTACCTCTTCATGGGCTCGTTAGGGTTCGTGGAGGGGAAGACCCAGTCGGACTCATGAAGCAGATCGATCGTCGCCCGCCAGATGCGCAGGCCCACGAAGTCGTCAGGAGCGAACCCTGACACGTCGTGTCCACACTCGTGCCTGACCCCCATGAGCGAGGCCCAGTCCGGGTAGGGTGCCGTGCACCCGAACCAGATGAAGTCGTCACCGAGGACGTTGCCATCCACATCTGCGATCTGGGAGCCGAGAGTGATCTCGACACACATGTTCTTCGGGAACGAGTAGTCAACATCGAAGGAGATGCGGACATATTCCCCGTCAGCAATGGGGTACGCGCTACGGTCGGCGAATCCCGTAGGGGAGAGCAGACCTGGACTCGGGCTTGCCGAGTAGTAACCCGTCTCACCCATGAAGTAGTGACGAAGACCTTCGCCATTCCCCAGGTCAATCTCGCGCGTCCGATACGCTTCCTCTTCGTAGAAAGCGTACTGCCGGATGATCACGTTCCCGGTTACCGTCGAAGGATCGAGTTCTGCACTGAATTGGAATGCGACCTGATCGAGCGTAGCCAAGATCTTGAACGAGTGGTGCGCCGGCGAGGTGGCGACAATGCGAAGAGGAGCTCCGGCCTCCGCCTTGAAGGCAATGTCGTCCGGGAGCTCGAGATCTCCCTGTAGGTCGGTCTGACCTTCGGTCTTGTCCCCGGCCGTAGCCTCGAGCGTGTCTCCAGTCTGGAACACGATCGTGACCGTGAGCGGGAACTTCGTGCTGTCGGTAGCCGTGAGAGGAGCAGTCGCATCGACGTCCTCGCCGACGATCCGGAGCCGGTGCCCACAGTTGGGCATCAGGTGGATGTCGGGTGCGATCCTCACAGTCTTCCCGTCCGCGGACAGGGAGATCTGCGTCGTGAGAACCTGGTTCATCTTCGAGTTAACGAGGACCAGGTTCTTGGGAATGACCGTGCTCGCCAGCAGCGCCGAGTCGAACACCACTTGGAGCACGACGTTCTTCGCAACGGCGTTGGCGCCATTGGTCGGGCTGGAACTGACGAGCACGGGTGCGGGCATGTTAGATCAGATCCTTCATGGCCCTCTGCTGCTCGGGATTGCGAGCGCTGGGCTGTGTGGCTGCACCACCACCGCTACCACTGTCGGACGTTCGAACCCGGGTGCTGATCGCATCCTGGGGATGTTCCTCGACCCCACCCGGACCGGGGATCCGCTCGAGGATGCCACCGAAGAAGTCCATGAACTCCTGCCGGCAGCCATGTTCGGCCTCATGAAGGGCAAGCCTGCGGATCAGCTCGCTGGGCGGATGTCTGTCCAGCCTCATGCGGCCGGATGCGATGGAGAAGATCGTCGGCTTGATCTGATCGACCGAGGTGGCCTTGTCGATCTCTTCGTACACCGGCTCGAGCAGGCCCTTACGCATGGCCCTCGGGACCGGCTGGTGCCCGATGACGATGTCCTCCCGGTCCAGGGCGGACTTCAAGGCCTGCAGGACCCCTTCCGAGACGTCGTACGGGATGGTACAGGTCGGATTCTTCTCCGACAGGCAGAACTCCTTGTGAGGAGTGGCCAGAAACAGGCGGCGCGACAGGTTCAGGGAGACCTTTGTCCCCGGCCCGAACGCCACCTTGTCCCCGGACATGGTCTTTCCGACCACGCGGGGGCTCATCGTAGTCTGCGGAACGATCGGCATGAGAGCACCTCCAGAAGGAACCAGAGCCGCGGGGATGATACCACCCGCGGCCCTGGGAGTCACCTTGAGGGTGAGCTGGAAGTGGCGGGCGGCTAGAGCGAGAAGCTCTTCGCCGTCGGGAGCGGCCCGGTCACCTGGAGCTGCAGCTTGTCCTCGACGTCGTAGCCGCGGGTGACGATGACGTTCTTCGCCATCCGGACGCCACGACCCTGGTTGAGGACGTTGATCGCGTACTTCTCGTTCATCGCGAGCTGACGGATCTCACGCTCCGGGTCGTTCCACTCGACGGTGCGCAGGTCCTGGGCAACAGTCATGATGCCCAGTTCGCTGGTGTCGCAGAGGATGATGTCCGTGGTGTTCGTCGTCGGATCGTAGGGAATGAACGGGGAGACGATGATCCGCAGCGGGTAGGGGAACAGCTCCGGGACGTCCGTGTAGGTCGTCTGCAGCTGCGTCGGGTCGTCGAGACCCACCGGGGTGTCGAGCCCCTTCTCCCACTGACGGATGCGAGCGACCTCGCCCTTCACGCGCTGCCAGATCCCGCCCTGAACGGCCTGGGCGTAGGCCCAGTTCCGCATCACGGGGTCCTGGGCGAAGATCGTCCAGGCCATCGGGTTCATGATGAGCGCGTTCGGCGTGAAGCCGTCGTTCAGCATCGCCGCGAACATGTCGTGAAGGTCCTGCAGCGCGAAGGTGCCGTTGAACAGGAGCCCGCTGTCGCGGCCCTGTGTCCAGTCCGAAGGCGTCAGAGAAGTGTTGTCCTTCTGCGTGATGCCCTCAGTCGTGATCTGGTTGGCGACCTTCTGCTCCTTGTGACGACCGAGGGCGTAGCCCGCGGCGCGCAGGTGCATGTTCCACACGTCGAACATGCTCCACTCGAGCATCTCGGCGGTGGCGCGGATCTTGATACCGCACTTCCCGATCGTCGCGACCACCGTCCCACCGAACTCGAGGCTTCCCTCGGGGTACCGATCCTCGGCTCCCATGTCCAGGTTGCCAGCCGTGTAGGAGCTGACCGCCGGGAACATGATGCTCTGGCCGGGACCTTCGAAGCGCACGGTCTGCAGGAGCGGGGTGAGGACCTGGACGACCTCAGACGGCTCGCGGACCAGGGTGGCGATGACGCGCGGCATCAGAGCCGGCGACGCCCAGTACTGGTCGTTGGAGTCGAAGGTCTCGTAGTCCTTCTTGGCGAGCTTGCCCGACTTCGCGTCGGCGAGCCGCTCGGCGTCGGCGTTGAGCATGTCCTGGAGGGACACGCGAACGTCCGGACGCGCGGAGATGTGGCCGTTGCTGCGCCACGCCTCGAGCATCGTCTTGTACTTGCGATCGATCTCGCGCTCACGCGCCGGGGCGTACCCGCGCGTTGCGAGCTCGTCCGTGACGCGCTCTTCGATGAGCTGGTCGATGGCGTCACCGAACTTGTCGGCGACGCGCACCAGAACCCGCTTCTCTGTCTCGTCCTTCACATCGGACAGCGCACCGTCCTGGACGAGGTCCTTGAACGACTTGGTTGCCATTGGTGTTGACCTCTTGTCTTGGGTTTGGGGTGAGCTGACCGTTAGACGCCCTGGACCGCGAGGGCGATGTCGATCGCCCAGAAGTCCCCGGACGCATCAGCAGTCGCGAAGGTGAGAGCGGTCGGAACGCCGCCCGTACCGGATCCCTGAAGGGCCAGGCCGGGCACGGTCTGGACGCGGTTCAGAGTGTGGTAGCCCTCGGCCGTGTTCAGCGTGGACGCATCCACGTTGCCTGCGCCGATGGCCGTGAGAAGCAGCTGGCCCGTCGAGGGAGTCGCCGAACCGCAGATCCGGTGACGCGCCACGCACCTTCCCATGATGAAGGGAACCATCGAGACGTCGGCGCCGGTCGGATCGAACTTCTTCCAGCGACCAGGGTAGCTGACGCGCGGGTTGTTGATCGGATCGTAGTCGCCGGCAGTGTCCGACACCTGCACCAGATCGCCGGGGTAGATGTCATCTTCCTCGTCGGTGATGGCGGGGATGCGGAGCATCTTGCCCTGCGACAGGATGTTCATGTTGTCGTACTGGAGCTTCAGGTTCCGGAACAGGCGCTGGTAGGCCTGCGAGATCGCGCAGTCCTGGAGCACGCCGAGGGGCTTGACGCCAACCACGGCTGCCGTTGTTGCGCCAGTCGCGGCCACGACCGTGGCTCCATCGGTCTCGTCGAGGTCGAACGTCCCGCCGTACTCGTCTGTGGCGAGATCGGACGACGTGTAGACCACGTTGTAGCCCGCCGCGTGAGCGTGGGCCGGCACGAGGACGGACGGGGACTGCGCACGGTGCGCAGCCGGGACGGCGGTGTTGTCCCGGTCGTTGAGGACCCCGACGATCGTGCCCGGAAGCATGACGTAGGGAACCTGCTTGTTCAGATCCTTGGCGACGACGGGGAGGAACCACGCCGCCTTGCCGTTGCCGAGGGAGATGACCGTGTTGTTGAGGGCCGTATCCTTGATCGGCCACCACGGTGTACGGAACACCTGTCCCTCGCGCGGGACTCGAGCTGCGGGAGTGAATGCCATGAGTAGAGACTCCGTGTTTTAGGGAAGTGGGGTTGGCTTAGGCGTCTGGCTTAGACCAGATCCTTGCCCTTGGTGGGCTTGGAGGGGTCGGGCTTCTTGGTGCCGTCCGTGGTCTCTTCGACCTTACGGGTGGTAGCACCAGTGTCCCGTGCCTGGGAGTGGTCCTGAACGAAGGCGCCGAGACCCTTGAGGGCGGGGAGCTTGCTATCGAGCTTGCCCATCTCGTCGCGGATCGAATCCGTGATCGAGTCGGGGATGCGCTTGACGAGCTCTTCGTCCACGTAGGTCTTCAGACCTTCCGCATTGTCGAGCTTGTGGCCCGACGGCTTCTCGCCGTTCAGTGCACGCAGAAGGGCGAGGTGATCGCACTTCGTACGGTGCAGCTGCTTCTCGGCGTCCGTGAGCTTGGTCTGGAGAGCGATCGACTCGGCCTTCACCGAATCGTGCGCAGACTGCAGATCACGGTTGCGGTCCTGTTCCTTCTGAAGAGACGCGGTCAGGACCTTGACCGTATCCTCGTTGGCGCTGGCTGCGGGTGCCGCGGGCGCCGGTGTAACCGGCGGGGTTGCCGGAGTCCCGGAGGGCGCGGGCGTCGTGGGTGTCGACATCGTGGTGTCCTCGTTGAGTTCGGGTTCGTGTCCGGCGTCGCGGTCGTTCGAGCCACAGCACATCTTGGCGGCCTTTCGGTTGACGGCAATCATGATGCGCTTCTTGGTATCTGCATCACTCTTGTACCGACCGATCAAGCGTCGAGCTGCTGTGACATGTTCGCAGTCCGGAACGGGAAAAGTCCGTCCCGGGCCACAGAAGGTGCTGGACTTCAGCTTCTCCCGTCGCTCGGAACTCAGTTTCGCGTCGCTCTGGATAGAGGCCTCGAACCGGCGAGCCAGCTCGGTGCACTCCTCGAGTGAAGGAATATACATCGCATCTCGGGCCATTGCAACTTCCACATCGTGGATGTGCTTGTCCCCGAAATCCGCTTCCCTGGTCTCAAGATCCCAGCGATCAGAGTTCAGGTCGTCTACCGTGAAGTCGATGGTATGCCTGTGAGGGTCAATCTTCACCTTCTCATCAACCGGGAAAGTCCCATCCGTCCAGCCGGTCACTCGCTTTGTGGCGATATCGACCTCGAGCCAGACGGAGTGCAGGTGCCCATCTGCCTCTTCGGTCAGACCGGAGAAGTAGAGAGCCTTTCCCTCACCGATTACGCAGACGTCCTTCAGTTCAGAATCAGCCTGGATCAGACCACGCTTCATGAGTCCGCTGACGATGTGCCCCATGGCCCAGTCGTCACCATCAAGTCCGCTCGAATCCGAGTTCGCGGCCGGCACCGTATTGGTGTTGAGGTCCGGAACCTGAATCCTGACAGGTAGCTTGATGCCACCGCTTCCACGGCTGGAAATGGCGTCGTTCTCACCCTCCTTGAGGGTGAGGACGGTGCTGTTCCCAGATTCGTCGAAGATCGCCAGAACGGGGCTGGTCTTCACTGCGATGACTCCCCTACCAAACTCGAACTCTCGTGCAAGGCGCGCGGAGTCGTAGTGCGCACCATCAACCAGCGCAGCCTTCGCATCAGACCACTTCATCTCTTCCGCCACGGCCCAGGGCTGCGCAGGGTGGTTCACGACCGAGACCTCTCGGTTGAACTGGGCACCAGTGACGAGGTAGCACTCCCGCCGTGTTCCGTCCTCGAGCTCGTAGATCTGGCCGACGACGTGGTCGCAGTTCTCCTCGAGTAGGTTCCTCTCGCAGATCGAGCAGCCGGTGTACGGCGACGTGAAGCTCGTAGAGAACGTGGCATAACGCCCGTCGAGGAACTTCTCCTGGGCGTCCTTGTCCTTGATCGCCAGCTGCAGGAGCGTGTAGCCAGACCCGAGATTCAGACCGCGTGCGGGGTTCTTCCAGTCGGAGAAGAACTCATCGGTCTTCTTAAGCCTGTGATACGAGGCCGAAACGACACGTCCGATCGCGGGAAGCTTCTGATCGTGGAACATCAGGACGGGCATGTCGTACGGCGAGCTGCCACCGTTGTCATGCGAGCACCACGTCGGGATCCCCTGCTCCATGTGGATACCGGGGTAGCAGCGACCGTTCAGCAGGTAGCCGCTGTAGGACGCCTTCACCTTGACGAGGAGCCCGAGGTTCTTCGTCGACTGGGCCGCATCCTGAAGGAAGCTGAGAGCATCCTTCTTCAGTGCGGGCTTCTCTACTGTGACCCACGTACGGAACTGGGCCTGGCGATTGCTCACTGGGGCTCCTCCAGGAAGATTGGGAGGGCTGCATCCTGTAGGCGAGATGTCAGCGAGATCGAGCGAACGATGTCAGGACGCTCCTGCATTTCGCGGATGTCGAGCACTTCAGCTGTCTCTGATGTTCCGAGCTTCACGTTGTCGTGGCCTGCTGCACGGTACGCCTGGAGGTATCCAACGATCTGAGCTGCACGTCGGATGCGTCCGATCCTAGCATCCAGAAGGACCCAGGAAGAAGCGAATGCAGCCATCACAGAGCCTACCACGGAAGAGCTCCGTGCAAGTCCTGTGCGTACCTCGATCGACGACTGAAGCATACAAGCGGCCTGGATCTGCTGCAAGTCCTTCGTTCGGAACCCGAGTAGAAGCTGGTCGACCTGGTGAAGTTCCCGAGCGTTCAGGACCTCTGAGAGCAGCACTGGAGCGGGCTTCTTGAGCTCGGTGTATGCCTTCGAGATACCGGAACGCCATTCCGTTCGAATGTCGTCCTCGATCATGTTCCCGATGTCGCGGAGGGCCTGTGTGAAGGCCGGCCGGACGTCCTTCCCGTCCTGCACGTACTGGATCACGGCCTCGGAACACCTATTCCAGATGGTCCTGACCTGGGCTTCCGAGTCGTTCGCCGGGAGCCTGGGGGCGGTCATGGCCTTACCGTGCTGGTTCGCGGGCCTGGTCTTGTTCCCCAGCATGCCACCCACACCAGCTGCGGACGACCCGGTACCTGGCTTCTTGGCGGCGGCAGCCTTGATTGCGGCCTGGGCCTTCGCGAGCGGGATGAGCCACTCGTTCAGGTACAGCCCACCCTCCTCCTCGGGTGTGAGATCGTCGAGGTGGAGGTAGTCCCGGCGGAACTCGTCCCTCGTGATGCCACCCTGGACGTAGAGCTGCAGGCCGTGGTTCTGCTCCGCGCGCTCCGCTTCGTCATCGATGGCGGGGAACAGGAAATGGACCCGGTTGTAGTCACTGAGGTTGTAGCCACCCTCCATGACGAGGTGGTCGAAGAAGCGCTCAGTCACGAAGTCGGAGATGAGCGACTGGATCTCGGTGCACGAGTCCACCAGGATCTGCGAAAGGGTCGTCGCGGTACCACGGTTCGCCGTGTCTCCGCGGCCAAGGTCCATCATCGAGAGACGGAGGCCAGCAATCACGCGCAGTTCGTAGTGATCGATGAAGGGCTGCAGATCAAGGGCCTCGCCCTCAGCACCGATGATCTTCACCTCGTGACGCTCAGACGTGACCACGAAGCCTTCCTGCGCGAGCTGCTCCGCATACTGCGCAGCGATCAGGACCTCTGCAACCTGCTGACCGGTGGCGTGATCCGTGACCTTACCGGCGGGAATCTTCTCCGATCCGACCTTCCAGTGCATCATCGGGAACGCGTACTTGTGAGCGATGTGCTCCGTCACCATCTCGAGCTTGCGCAGGGCGCGGATATCCTCGAGAGCAGGGATGACGAAAGGCGTTCCAAATGCATGCCCTGACTTCTTCCGCCAGGGAATGTGAACTACGTCGTGGTGCGGCCACTGCCGCTCCTTGTAGCCCTTCACACGCTGGATGAAGAGTGCCGGGCGACCAGACTTCGTCTGCTTGATCGTGACCGTAGAGGGGTCAGCGATCGAGACGCCGGCGATCGGATCCCTCTCGCGGCCCCACATACGGGTCCGGACTCCGGAGGATCTCTCGGAGTCCCGGTAGAAGACTATGTAACCGTTCGATGTCGCGACAATGTTCCTGACGAGCTCGCGAACCATGTCGACGAACGGCTGGTCAGAGATCAGGGCGATCTCGCGAAGCCGGCGCTTCACGTAGGCCACGGTCTCAGGGTCTCGCCCCTTCACGAGGAACCCCTGCTTCATGATCAGCTCGACGTGGCGGTCGATCGCAACGGCGAAGTAGGACTCGATGTCCTGGAGCCGGATGACCTCGGCGAGGTCGTACATCGGCTTGACCTCTGTCGTGTCCTGCTCATAGATCCCCGAGCGGGAGACGGAGCTCTCCGTACCGGGGTACTTGAGGGTCCGCTCAGGAGGCCGGCGCTTCGTCTTGACGATTTGCTCTACGGCCGACGGAGGCGGGGCCTCGCGCTGGATCGCGAGCTTGAGGTCTTCCAGGGCAGCACGTACGAAAGCGATGTCACCCTTACGAGCCATCATGCCCTCGCCTTGGCGATCGAGTCGAGAAGTTCATCGGGGAGGATACCGCGACAGATGTCTCTGAAGTTCTTTGCCGGGACCGCGTCACCCGGCCCAGAAATGGTACCAACAGGAGGGATCGAACGCGAACCCTCAGCGCGGAGGACCGGATTTGGGTTCCGGAAGAACTTCTCGATGACCTCCGGCGGGAGCTGGAGGGGCTTGGGAACCCCATCGTAGACCGTGGGGTCGTCCCCCGGGTTCGGGTCGTTCCCGGTACCGTCCCCACCGGGGGCATCGTCGGTCGCACAGGCCTCGATCGCCGAGATCAGCCTGTCCAGGATCGAGATGATGGCCTGGAGCCGGCGGGCGTCATACATGGTGCCCCACCGCCTGTAGACCCCGTCGTGGAGGTCGTAGGCCCTACCGGTGAACTCCCGGACCAGGTGGAAGAGCCTATCCTGGAGCTTACCGATGGCTCCTACCACATTGACCAGAAGGTCCTCGATCAGGGGGCATGCGAAGAGGTCATCCCAGGTCTGGCTGTCGGTTCCTCCCACCCATCCGATCACGTCGTTCCCGACCTTGTCGAAGTAGCGCTCGACGAAGGTGATCAGCTCCTGCTGCAGTGCGGAGACGACGATATCCAGGACGTTCATCGGCGTCGCCAGTGTCAGCGAGACACCCTTGTTGATCAGGTTCTGGGCGACGGCGAGGACAGACCTGAGCCTTCTCAGGCGGGCGATGTCTTCCTTACCGAGGAACCTACCGATGCAACAGAGGACGTCGAGCGTGAACCCCGACGTGAGTACGCCGGCGATCGAGGAGAGGCTTCGGTCGATCCCGGCGATCTGGTTCACGATCGCGTCGAAGTGATTCTGCGACATCGCGATCTCTGCAGGATTCACCTGGGCAACAGTGGCCCGCGGACCAACACCGAGGATTCCCGAGACACCTAGACTGGGGAGAGGTGTCGTGTGCTGACTCTCGGAAGTGAAGTCGAGGAGAGCCGAGTACTCCTTGGAGTACTGATGAGCGTGGTAGTACGTGATGATCGAGGTTTCGCGGATGATCCTCAGATCTCGGTACGCGAGCCAATCCTCATAGCCAGTGGGGTGATTTGCGACATAGGTGTCGCAGTAGTCGATGATGGCCTGCGGATCCGAGGCGCCGATAACATCGACGAGTTCCCTGTGTAGGTCCGTCTTCGTAAGCCTGCGTGCCCGGTTGATGATGTCGATCGGCGGGACGCCAAGGGCATCCGCGGGCTGCTGCACCGCGAACATCACGTGGTCTTCCTGAAGTCCGAGGATCAACATCATCGCGGCGATGGCAATAGCCTGGCGCATCTGGATAGGACCGGTCTCTGTTCCGGGCGGCTCCTTTGCTGCAGTGCACTCCTGGTGCTCTGCGCTGGAGAAGTTCCCCAAGAGCTGATTCAGCAGCATCCAGAGGGCGAACTGTTCGAGACCAAGGAGGAACTCGTCCCATGAGGAGAGCCCCTTACCTCCGGTCTTCATGAACCGCTTGATCCTCACGCCGTCGGAGAGAACGTCTCCCGTGAGTTCCCCGACGATCTCGAACTTCATCTTGCGCGCAAGCTTCACGCGCAAGTCGAGCATGTCCTTGTACATGTCGAAGGAGATCTGGTCTCCTGTAGACCCTTCGTATCTGCGCCGGAGCGCCTGCCTCACGTTCGTCGCGTCTCTATCCACAGGGATGAACAGCTTCTTCGCCCTGGGTTCCACGGAGCGGATGAGGGCCGTTGCCCGGTTGATCTGGTAGCCGAGGGCGTCGAAGGCGTCCGTGACCTGCTGCTGCGTGACAATCCCCTCGGGCGGGGCGGAGTCCGCAGGCCTCTGGCTCAGCGGGAGCTCCCGAAGCTGGCGTTCAGGCTTGGGCTCTGAGGGGCCCGCGTAGAAGGCGTCGTTTGTCACGGGATCGTCCGCCTGGCCGGTGCAAACCTGGGGGAGTGGTAGGGGAGCCGGCCGGCCGGCTTCTTGCCATTCATGATGTCCATGAAGTCGCTGACACTACCAGTGAAGATCCCGATGTCTTCTCTTCCCCGGGTGTCGACCGTCCTGGCCGGCATGGTTGACTGATGGAGCTTGTTCAAGGCGGCCATGTTCTGCTGCTGGGTCGCCTGGTCGCCCTCCGTCAGGCCGCTCGGCTTCGGGGTCCCAAGCGGGGTCGGGCTGTAGTGGATGGATCCGTCGACGTTCTGCTCGCTGATCTCCGAGAAGCGCAGCGCCATCCCGAGGACCGCGAAGCAGAGCGCCATGAGCGTGTGCTCGTACCCCTGCGAGTACCGGGGCTGACCCATTGGCGAGTACTTCTCCACCCGGAACTCGCGCATCTGCTGCACGAGACCGATGTTGAGGAAGGGGATCTCGCTCTCGACGAGCGGCGTGTACGTGTTCTCTTCCTCGGGGAAGAAGATCTTATTTGCATCCACCCAGGACGCGAGGAGGTCGACCATGAAGGGCTTCGCGGCCTTCTTGATCTCGACTCCGGGATTCCTAGGGTCCTTGAGAACCACGGTCTGGTTGCCGTGGATGGCATGCAGGCGCTCGGTGAACCTGAGGTTCAGCTCAGGGTGATTGATGTCTTCACGGTACAGGTTTTCGACCTGCACCTCACCGTAGCCCTGGTCGACATAGATGAAGTCAGGCCGCCACTTTGCGTCCAGTTGCAGTAGTGTCTGGATCGTCTCGTGGTGCAGGAACTCCTGCCGGCGTACGATGATCTTATCCATGACCCGGTAGAAGACGTCCTGCTTGCCGTCGCCGATCTCCTTGAAGCCACGCTCCAGGACGATCATGTGCGTCCCAGTGATCTTGTTCCAGTCGACACCCAGGACGTACTTGAAGTGGGGAACCCGCTTCATGCTCGAGTATTCATAATCTCGTACGGACTGGTCGAGCTTCTTCTGGTTGAAGACCCCCTCGGTCGGAGTACCGAACTCCGCCAGGAACTCCCTCATGAAGCCACCAGGCGAATAGAGGGCCTTGAACTGCCTCTCTGCGATGTCCGACCACCGCGGGCTCTCCGCAGAGATGTAGTGGAACTCCTTGAACCGCATCTTCTTGTCGGTACAGAGCTTCCAGAACTTCGTGCGCGCGCCTGTGGGCGTCGTGCTCATCCAGACCGTGGTGTCCTTCTGTGAAGCCATGACACCGAGGATCGTCTCGATATCCTCGTCGGCCATGAAGTCCGTCTCGTCGAAGTACAGCTTCTCGGCGCCCTGCGAACGGATCTTGTCCGATCGGGCGCCCGTCTTCTTACCAGACGAGAAACCACGGCAGACGGCACCGTTGTGGAACTCGATCTCCCACGGCGACTTAGAGTTGCGCTTCAGGGCGGCACGGAGCTTCGGCGATCGGTTGATGAATATCATCAAGTCGTCGAAGAGCTTCTTCACCTGCACCTCGTAAGGGCAGACGATCAGAATCTCGTACCGGTCCTTGTCCTTCCCGTCCTTCGTAAACATCGAGAAGAGAACCTCTACCTCGAGGTCTGTCGACTTTCCGATACGGCGCCCGCCGCGGACTGCCTTCCACTGGGCAGTGCAGAGAAGCATCTCCTGCTGGTACCAGTCGAGATGTAGTCCGAGCTCCACCCTTGCCCACTCGATCGGGCTCATGGAGACGAGGAAGTAGTCACGGTCTGCAGCTGTGTCGGGGATCAGGCCCGCCTGTACGTACTCTTCGACCTTCTCGGGCGGGTACTCCTTGAGGATGTCCGATCTGTCGCCCTTGCAGATGATCGGCCAGCCGTTGTCCTTGTAGTCGGCAGGCTTGAAGATGTTCTTCTGTGCGAGGCTGATGTAGTACTTCTGGCAACGCGTGCAGAAGTGCTCTGCGGGACCAGTGACAGTGTCTGGGCCCCCAGGGATCGCAGAGGGCGTACGTGTCCCGAACGGCATGTACCCCCGGGCCTCGTAGTCGAGCTCGGGATAGTACTTCTGCTCTGACAGGATCTCGGGGAGGTCCCGCGGGTCCATAGTGCCAGGAAGATTGGCCTTCAGTTCGTTCATCGTTCCATGTGGACGAAGGAGGCTTCGTTCCCGAGCGCTGCACGTGTCGAGAGCTGCGTGTTGTGAATGGCCTGGATCGCGCGCTGGCGCTGAGTCTGTGCATACCTGGTATCGACGAAGGCCCCACCGGTCTCGAGCTCTCGACGACTGTTCGTGGTCTTCTTGGGCTCGTAGTTGAGGATTGCATCACCAAGCATCCCACCGAGCGCACCGCCCATCTCTACGGCAGCGTACATCATGCCGAACCGTGAGAAGCCCGCGCCGAGCCTCCCGATACCGATGCGGTGTGCGGCCTTCCTACCAAAGGCGGCCTCGATCGTGGGCCCGCCACCACGTTGCATGAACCCCTTGTTTGACACCCCGCGGACCCAGTTGCCGAAATGCCCCGCAGACGTACCACCGGTAAGCGCACGTACGTCGTTCAGCATCGCGAGATGACCGCAGCCCCCGGTCGTCACGGACTTGAGCATCTGTGACTTGTTCAGCATCCGGGGAATGAGGAAAAACTCCGCGGCCGCGGTCAGACCAATCCCGGTCCCGCTCATGAAGAACGAGCTCAGGTCGGGGAGGAACTGCGAGTGGTGGCTCGGCTGCTGTTCGTAGATGTCGTAGGGACCGGGCATGGTGTCACCTGCTGGGCTTGACGTAGAGGGTGAACCCGTGGGCGGCGGTCTGTCCGGCGGGCACTATCTTCACACAGCGTACCTCAACAGTACCGTTCACGAACGTCCTCTTCTGCGTCGGCGCCGCGCAGAAGGGGCACTTCTCCGGAATCGTGTGCGAAGCACGTGCTTCAGCATCCGGGCTTTCGCGAACTTCTCCTTCTTGCAGGACCATGACTTTTTCTGGCTCCTAAGTAGCCGCTGAAAGAAGAGGACGAACCTCTCTTCCTTGCCGGTTACGTGTTTGTGATGCTCTGTACAGAGAGTGATCCCGTTGTTGACCCTAAGCCTGAGTTCGGGGTCGTTCTTCCAGGTCCGTATATGATGGGCTTCGATCTTTCTAAAGGGGAATGTGCGGACTCCGAGACCGCACCCAGGCCATTGGCAGCGCCACTCGTCACGTGCGTAGACGACCTTTCGCCAGGCGATCAGCTCTGGCGTTTGCTTTCGCCACCCCACTGGCAGCTGGCTTGGGCTTAGGCTTGGGCTTGGACTTCTTGCGCTTCATTAGGGCATCCTCCTTGAATGGTTCTGGTGGAGCATCAGGGTGAGAGCAGGACCGTAGTTTGACGCAGGTCCTCGACGCATGGCCGAGATGCCGCCCCCGAAGTTCGAGGGGTTCGGCGACATGCCACCCCCGACCCAGGACTTACTCTCGTTCTTGTGCCTGGCGTATGACTGGGCGACTGCAGCGCCTGCGCCAAGGGTGGCGAAGCCGTACATCGTAGGTGCCGCTCTCTGCATGAAGTTGGAGCCACCGAGCTTCTTGGCTCCAGGGATCCAGCTGAACGGCCTCTGGCGGAGGAAGCCGCCGATGGAAGGTGTCAACTGAGCGGCCGCAGCGGGACGGCTTTCGAAGAAGCGAGCGGCGCCCGTGTGAAGTCTGGTACCAGTCCTGCTCCATGCTTCGCCGGCGGACTTCATACCCATCTTTCCCATGAGTGCGCCAGGTCCCGTGAACCCAACGCCTCGAGCAACGGCGCTCAGTGCACCGTACCGACCGAACAGAGCTCCACCGACAAAGTTCGTTCCCACGCGGGCGGCAGACACCGCGGCGTATGGCCAGCCGGCAGCCATCTTGGCAACGCCCTTTGCCGCGCCCCAGGCAGCCTTGCCTGGCAGCTTCACAGCTGCAGCAGCAAGGTGGTCGAGCTTGCCCTCGACCCACTTGTAGGCACCCTGGAACCTCAAGGGATTACCGGTAGCTGCACCAGCGCCGTAGAGAGCGGTGCCTGTTGCACCACGGGCAAGATGCCTGACAGCGTTCGCCTTGAAGCCGAAGCTCAGTACCTGGGCACCGAACCTGGCCGCAGGCGATGCCTCCTCACCCATGCGCGTCTCGTCCAGGACGTAGTCGATCCCGGATCCGATCGCGTAGTACGGCAGCGTCTGCTTCAGGAGCGCTCCGCCGAGCGTCTTGATCCCAGACTTGCCCATGATCTTGCCAACGGGGTTGAACTCACTCAACCCACGAAGGGATCCTAGGAAGTCGTGTTTCGCGACTTGAGTACCGACCTGCGCACGCCCGCCGAAGAAAGCACGACCGATGGTCTTGAGAGCACCCATTAGAAGGGACCCATGTTGTTACCGGAGCGCATCATGTTTAGACCACCCCAGGCGGCGTAGGCCGCGCCAAGACCATGGTGCACCCCAGAGCCGAGCACAGCGGTTGTGGTAGCAAACGCACCAACCTGTAGAGCACCACTCGCTATCGAGTCAAGCGGGTTCCCTGGGGCGACGAGACCCGAGACTCCAGCGACACCGGCCAGTGCGGGGATCCCGACACGCATCGCGAGACGCTTCTGTCTCACGGAGGATGCAAGACCTTCGCGCGCCTCATCGATGTTGTAGCCCTGGAACCAGTCGCCGATCGTGTACTTACCTCGGTTCTTGATGGCTCCACGGATGGCGCCGAGGATCTCACCGCCGGCTCCGATCGCTCCACCGCTCTTGGCGGCAGTGGCGATCTTGGTGGCCGTCTCGCCGGCAGCAAGGTCGATCGGGGACAGGTGAGCGAAGGCCCCAGCAACCCAGTTCCCGAGCTTCTTCCCGAAGAAGTCTGGCATGCCGGGGATGTTCTGGACGCTTGCCATGTTAGGCCCCCATTATCGCATTTCTTTCGGCGTGTGACACCATCCCGTGGGAGTGCCGACCGCGGGATGTCCTAGGCATGCCAGGGAAGCGATGTAGCTGGGTAGCGTGATCACGGATGGCATGACCGATGGCATCATCAGAGAGCTGCTGGACGAACCCAGCATACCTGCTTTCCCGGAACCTCCGAGCGGCCAATCCGCCGTACCCCACTTGCTGTTCCCGATGCTCTGGGTTCCCGTCGTTCTGCAGATCGTCTTCGCCCGTCAGGGTAGCGACAGTCCCGAGGGCAGACCACATGAAGGGATCGTTACCCCTGTCGTCCGAGGCGAAGAAGTTCTGGACCATAGAGAGGACGTTTTCGGCCCCGACCTTCATCCTGTGCATCAGGTAGCTTCCGGTCTCGGATGCGTCGAAGTACGGGGTGGGGATGTACGCAAGGGCGCCGCTGTGTCCCTTGCGTACGATCTCCGAGTTGACGCTCATGCCGTTGAAGTCGACGTACAGGAGTTCGCGTCCGTACGTGTCCATCGAGTCGTTCATCTGGGGACGGATCCAGACTTCCTGCCCATGCAGAAGGTCCTTCAGGAACTTCGAGGCTTCTCGTCCGCCCTTCTGGACCAGCTTGTGTCTGTTCACGGTTTCAGGCGTGTCGACACCCGCCAGACGACCAGTGACCAGCCTGTTTCCACGGTAGAACTGAATGGTGTCGCCGTCGAGCACCTTCGTGATTTTCACACGCTGTGGCTGCTGCTGCTGGCCAACATAGTTGTCGTAACCAGAACCGAACGCGGAGATGTTCGAGAACGGAAGGTCAGAGGCGTTGATACCTTCGATCGTGTCGTACTGGCCCTTGGGCCGCCTCATACCTTCGATCTCGGGCGGCTTCTCTGTCTGGTTGTGCTTACCGATCATGTAGGCCCCGGCGGCCGCAAGGCCTGCCATCAGCCACACGTTCGTATGTCCCGCCTTCTTGTAGGCGTTCTTCATCGCGTTCCCGCCACCGTGTAGGACCTTGGACAGCTCGTCGGCGGCAGATCTCTGTGGCGCGTTCTTTCCCTGCAGGATGTCCTGGAACAGCTCACCAACTCGGCGCTCGGAGGCCTCTCTCTGTTCAACCTGGTCGATCTTGGTCCAGCGCTCGAAGAGACCGGAGTCCCTGCGGATACGATCCAGCTCAACAGCCGTCCGCTCCATCAGGGTACGGTCAGCGTCGGCCGAGTGGGCCTCCGTCATGAGCTTCGTGATCTCGCTGGCAGCACCTTCAGAGAGATCGAGCTCCTTCGCATGCTTGACCAGGGCACCAGAGACGTCCTGCAGCTTGCCACCACCGATGAAACTGAAGGCCGAGAACTTGCCGGCCGCGGGCGCATAGCGCAGTGTCGAGTTCAGAGTGCGCGTGTCACCGAAGATGTGGGCGTGCCCGAGAGTCGAGCCGTACATCTCTCCGACGACATCGTTTAGGGTCTTCTCGCCATAGATGAGGGTGCTCGAGTTCCTGTGTCCGTACTCGACGAACTCCTTGAACGTCTCCCAGTCGTGCACCCCGGAGAGCCTCTTGGTCAGGTCCTCCGCTACGGCCTGGGCCTGAGCACTTCCCGCGCGCTGCGAATTGGCCCACTTCGTTGCACGGTCATGGAAACTCTTCAGGCCCTTGTTGTTTCCATGGACGTCGTCCATGAAGTCGCGGAGACCTTTGTGCTCCACGATCGCGCCAAGACTGCGAGCCTTATCCGGCGAGACGGAGCTGATCCCAATGTCGACCGCAGCCTGGGCCGCAGCGCGGTTTGTCATCACCGGCGTGTAGTTCGACTTCAGCATCGCCTCGAAGCGCATGGCGTGCAGGCCTTCCGCCATCTCGCGGACCTGCATCGTGTTCGACTTCAGGAGGCTGTCGATCTCAGTACTGAACCCGTGCCGGCGCATCTCGCGGAACAGGGTCGGCATGTCGTAGCCGACGTTCCACGCGCCAAGGGAGACCTTCCCTCCAGCGGTGGCGATACCAGACCACTCGTTCACGAGTCCCTGATAGACGTCCCGCTGCGCAAGAACTCCTTCACCCTTCAGGACGTGCTTGGCATGCCGGCGGAAGACTCCATCGATGATAGAACCACGGGTGCGCAGCGACGGGTCCCAGCGCGGAGGAGCACTGGGGTTGTAGGGCGAACGAGAGTTCGCGTCGCGGACAACCTCGTTGAAGAGGGAGTCGGGAAGAATTCCCTCATTTAGCATCTCCTCCGTGATCTGATACCTGTGCAGCAGATCAGGAGTGATGAGGTCCGTGTATGCGTTGACATGGGCCTTCTTGCCCGCACGCCCGTACGCGATCGACGAGATCCCGATCGGTTCGGAGAGAGGTCGGCCCTCGTATCGCCTCCTCGTGAACGACCGGGTTCGTAGACCCTGCGTCTCGACGTCGAACGTGAACTCGTGGACTTCCCCGGGTGCTCCGAACGGGTTGCCGTTCATCAGGAGCCTTCAGGCAGGAAGATCGGGATCTCGAGCTTCTTCCCCGTACCGTGCTGTGCGATGCCCTGCTCCTGGCGGATCTTCGCCGCGGCCGCATGTGTCGCCGCGGTCTTCGTCCCGGGGTCGTTCGACTCCAGTCGACCACTGTCGGCCTTCGCCCTGGGAGTCGCGAGCAGCTGAGCGAGCAGCTTCATGCGGGCCTGGGCGATGCGAAGCAACAGGTCGAATCCGGGGTAGAGCTTCGTCGCCTCGATCGGCTGGCCCTGGAAGCTGAAGCCGATGTTCATCGTGCGCTCGATCGCAGCATCACGAGCCGTGTCCTGGGCGACGCGGCTCTGGAGGATCAGCATGCCGACGAGCTCGTCGACGATAGACCTGATCGTCGCGGAGTGCTCCCCAGTGTCGTCGTAGTCGATCGAGGCCAGGAAGTCGTCGCGCCACTGGTCGGCGAGGTTCTGCTCGAGAGGACAGGGCTTCTCGAACGGAAGGGGGATGTTCGCCTTATGGAGGTCGCAGTACCCCAGGAACTTGCACTCGAGCCCGCGGCAGATCAGGGGGATGGTCCCGCCGATCGGCGCCTTGACACGCCGGCGTTGGCCAGCGGTGACCGTGGCCTTCTGGAGCTCGGTGAGGGCGTCTGCTCCCGCGATGTACTCGAGGACGTTCCTCTCGGCTACCTGGCTAGGCTTCCGACGAGGCAGCTGCTTCACGCCTTCGAGTGAGGAAGGAGTGGCGGGAACCAGCGGGCTCGACGTATCGAGGGGCTCGGGAGCCTTAGGCGCCAGCGCCGGAGCGGGGTCCGACGTCGTAACCTGCGGCCCGAAGGTGCTGTGCGAACTGCTCACGGTTCTGCTCCCACTCTCCCCACCAGACCACCTGGAGGGAGGCTCGGACGTAGTTGCAGTTGTCTCCGATACGCTTCCGGAACGCGTAGGCGGTCCTCATCGCTTCCGGATAGCGTGCCTCAAGCATAGCACGAAGGGCTATGCTCCCGTCCAGTGCCTGGAGGAGACGCCGAGTCTCGATCGGCGGGATGTCGACCTTAGGAGCCGGCACGATTCTTGACCTTCACACCCTGCTGACGCGGGGTGTACCCGTGGCGGCAACCCTCATCCTTGGAACGGATGAGACTGTAGAAGGCGCACAGCCCACGACCGGGCTGTTCCTTCGTCGAGGGCATGAAGTGGACGCAGGTCGCACAGGACCGCGTCACAGTGCTGGGCTTCAGGGCTTCCATGTGGTCCTCCTCGCTGGAGGGCTCTCCGCGGGGTTTGGCGCAGGGTCACTCGAACACGATCGTACTGCCGTCCTTGAAGGTTAGCGTGAACGTGTCGTAGTCGGCCGCTGCGAAGGCGCACATCAACAGTGAGTCCGCCTTCAGCAGGTCCACCAGCTTCTGGAACTCGGTGATCCGAGTCTGGTGGGACGCGTTGAAGAAAGACGCCTCGATGCGCAGCTTGTTGGGGGACCTCTTGGATGCGAGACGGTCGTAGCACCACTGGCCGGCCCCCACCGCGATCGGACAGTCGACGACGTCCTTTCGCTGGCCTCTGGCCGCTGCAACGACTCTGGGATTCTCGACTGAGCGGACTGTGGGGTTGTCCATACCCAGGAGACTAACCAGACCCCTACGGTTGTGCAAGTACTATTCCACCAGGTCTAGTTCCCGGTCACCTTCAGGATGACCTCGAAGGCCATCTTGAGCACGCCGATCAGACCCCCGATGGCGCCCACCAGTAAGACCAGCATCCTCTTGTCGATCTTCCTCTCACTCGGGGCGTCGGGGTCGGAATAAGTCAGGCCGGGGTGCTCCCTGACGAACTTCTCCAGGAGGACGAGGCGGGTGTGGACCCCTTCCGCGTCGGCGTCACCGAAGACGTCGTTCCGGATGGCGAAGACGAGCTTCTCGAGCTGGGAGAGACGGTTCTCCCGCTGGGCTCCGTCCTTCTTGAGGGAGTCGATCTCGAGCGCGTACCTTTCGAGGGCCGCGATGACAAGACGCCGGTACTCCGCCCAGCCTTCACTGGTTCCGCGTTCGGACATAGCAGATCTCCTACCGGCGGTCTGCGACGATGATGCTCACGTCGACGGCGAACACAAGAACGCCATCGATGCTTCCAGTCTTGTCGTGATGCGGAATTCTGTCTTCGAGCATCCAGATCCTCGTGCCATCCGAACGAAGATGTTCGTGTAGCTCGCCTTGCTTCGGGATCCCGGTCTGAATCACCTGCGCGTCCAACATGTCTCTGCGCTCGTGGTCCCTGAAGATCTCTCGGGCGTTCCTGCCCGTGATCTCATCGAGGGCGAGCATCAGTTCAGCTTGCTTGTTCGCCTTCACGATATTCCCATGCGAGTCCTTGAGCATGACTGCGGCTGGGATCATGTCGAACAAGTGAGATAGTTGAACGTCGTAAGGATACGGTCCCTCTACCGGAGGGACTGAGAACGCAAGCTCACGATCCACCCTGCGAAGGGCGTCAAGGTCGGGGTTCGGCACGACGAGCTCCGATGGAATGTAGTGCACGGGACGCGTCTGCGTGCTCTGGCTCAGTCCGGAGACGCTCTGACTGGCCGACAGCCGCGCCCGTGCGAACGCAAGATTACTGCCAAATGTCATCCCGCACAAGCGATTCGGCACGCCCGATCTTCTTCACCACCTTCTTCACCAGGGTGACTCGAGGCGCGCCTCGAGTCCGGAACATTCATGCCTCAGGAGCCATGCCTCAGGAGCCATGCCTCAGGAGCCATGCCTCAGGACCCGCAGAGATCACGTCAGGTTGGCGAGACTGAACTTCTTCTTCGGGCGCCACTTCTCGATCCCGACACGGTAGGCGTACGCATACGCCAGACCCCAGCGAGGTCCGTGCTCGAGCTTCGATTCCCTCCACACCATCGCGTGTGCCCACTCGTGGATCAGTGTATCCCTCTGCGCGTACACGGTGCCGCACGGAAGGACGATCACGTAGTTCGTCCCCGCATCCACGTTGAGCTCGTAGTGAGAGTGCCCATTCCTCTCCAGCTGGCCGGCGAGAGACACCATGTCCTTCACCGTGATCTTCACGGGCATGTCTGTAGGGCAGTACTTCCTGAGGGCCTTCACGAGCCTGACGACCGACAGGTCGACACCGGCAGGAGCTGTGGTCGCCATCACGGGCCTCCGAGGGTTAGCTTCACTCGTGCTCGAGGGTGCACGTACCGTCGGGGCAGGCCTCGCCGTCTTCCTCCGGAGGAGCGGGTTCCGGAGGAGCGGGTTCCTGAGGAGTGAGCTCCGGAGGGGTGGCGGGAACCCGCTGGGCGGGCGCCAGACGGGCCGGCACCTCCTCACCCAGTCTCGGGACCACCACCGGCCGAAGAGGCGTCCTGGGCGCCCTGGGCGTCCTGCCGGAGGCAGGGATGCCGCTGGTGGCAGCACCGGCGGGCTCCGGGCGCAGGCGCAGGGTGCTGGGCCCTGTGGGCTCAGTCTTGGTGAGCTCGTTGAAGTGCCTGACCTGGACGCAGCCGGGCAGGGGCAGCAGGCACGCCAGCACGCCGGCGGCCAGCATGCAGGCACGGGAGAGGTCCTTGAGGAGGTAGCGCGCGGTCAGCTGGTGGGACATG